GTTCTAAGTTTGAGTTGTGGGTCACCCCTGAAGGTGTTCCAGCAGCTGAACTAGGATGGCTTTTGAACTTTGGCGATGTGCCTATCAAGGCATTTGCCGATGCGATTGTGGTTGAACCATCAGGTGAACTTGCAGTCATTGACTTCAAGACTGGTAGTTTTATGCCAGGATCGTCTATGCAGTTGGGTGTTTATGCCTGCTGTATGGAAATGCAGTTTGGTATCCGCCCAACCAAAGGTTACTTCTACGATGCCCGCAAGGCTGAGTTCAAGGAACTGAGCGGACTAGACCGCTGGACTATCCCTGTAATGACCGAGCTATTCGCCCAGTTTGTTCGGGGAATTGATGCTAATATCTACCTTCCAAACATCGGAATGGCCTGTTCTACTTGCGGCGTAAAGGACTATTGTTACGCAGTAGGCGGACAACTTTCAACAATATATGACCCACTAGCAGAAATAAAATAAGGAGCAACAAATGGCAACAGAAGGAACCAAGTTCCAAGTCAACTTCAAGTTGGCTGACGGAACACTCGTCAACATCTACGCAGTAGATGCAACAGAACTTGAAACTGGTTTGGCAACCATTCAAGATACCGCTGCACTTATCAACTCAGTGTCAGCATCGCTCGCTTCAGCAGGAGCTGTTCGTGCATTAGCCGCAGGGCTTGGTGCTACACCAATCACGCAAGCACCTTCATATACACCAGCACCAGCAGTACAACCTGTCTATGCAGCAGCGCCTACTTACACACCAGCAGTTGAGATTCCAGATGGCTACTGTAAGCATGGTCAACTTGTATGGCGTGAGTCAAAGCCAGGAGCGCCAAAGGCATGGAAGGGCTGGTTCTGCCCATCCGCTAAAGGAACTCCAGACCAGTGCGAGCCTAAGTTCGTTAGATAACCTAGGTGCTGTCACTTACCCAAGCGGCAGCGAAAAGCACTAACGATCATCAGTTACTGCCAGACCTTTTCCCTTCACTACAAAGTGAGGGGATTAGGTTTCGCAGAGGACAGTTGACAATGATAGCTGGCGCACCTAACGCTGGTAAATCACTCATAGCCCTTTGGATGGCGGTGAAGATGCAAGTGCCTACGCTTTACATATCCGCAGATACCGATTCTTATACCACTGCAATTCGTGCCGCAGCAATGATTACTGGTCACCAAGTCGCCACAGTAGAAGAAGCATTTACCACTGGTGCAGGCAAAGAGTTTTACGAGAACGAGCTGGTAAGTGTTTCCCACTTGCAGTTTGACTTCGCCCCAAGCCCAACACTTGATGAGATTGATCTTGCTATCCGTGCCTACGGAGAAGCATATGGAGAATATCCACATATGATTATCGTGGATAATGCAATGAACGTAGTTTCAATGCACAATGATGAATGGTCTGGCCTTCGTGAGATCGCCAAGGCTATGCACCATATCGCTCGTGAGACCGATGCAGGGGTTCTTTTACTTCACCACACCAGTGAGGCAGAAGGAAAACCCGATGTTCCCCCAAGCCGTAAGGCTATCCAGGGCAAGATCGCTCAGCTGCCTGAGATGATCCTGACAGTGGCCTTGGTGCCACACTCAGGTGAGTTCCGAGTAGCAGTTGTGAAGAATCGCTTTGGCAAACACAGTGCTACTGGCGATAAGTACATTACACTGTGGGCAGATGCAAGCCGTATGTCTATCTATGGGGATAGATCATCGGCCTTTGTTGCACAGACTTGGAGTGGCATACGGTGAGTACATACGGAAAGCGTAAAGGTTCGGCCTTTGAGACGGGCATACTCAAATGGCTTCGTGGCAAGGGTGTAGCGGCTGAACGGCGTAGGTTGGCAGGCAAAGACGATGAAGGCGACATCGTTTGCATGGTTGCTGGTCAGCCCTACATCTTTGAATTAAAAGCCACAGTTAAGATGGACCTACCGCAGTTCTGGCGAGAAGCTACAACTGAGGCGTTCAACTACGCCAAGGCTCGTGGTCTTGAGACAGTTCCGCCAGCCTATGTGATAGTTAAGCGCCGCATGGCTGGGCTGGATCAGAGCTGGGTTATCCAGGACCTTAACCAATGGCTGGCACAAAGTGATCTCAAAGCCTGACATCGCTTTAGTGTTAGAACACTATGGCCTTAACGTCATAGACAAGCACGGCTGGGTACCTTGTAAGTGCGTCATCCATGATGATGCGCTAGCAAGTGCGGCCTACAACCTAGACAACCAGGCATACAACTGCCTTGTGTGTCAGGTACTCGGAGATGTATACACATTAGTGCAAGCTAAGGAAGGACTGGGATTCGCAGATGCTAAACGCAAAGCAGAGACAATCACTAACGGAAGCAGCAGAAAGATACTCCAGCAATCTCACACCACAGGCAGCCTCCTACCTCGCGGGACGGGGACTCACCAAGGAAGTGGCAAGTACGTTCCTTCTTGGAAGCGTAGTAGAGCCTAGTGCTGGCCATGAGCACGCTACTGGTATGCTGTCTATTCCTTACCTCACTCCCGCTGGTGTGGTTGGAATTAAGTTCAGGAGATTAGATGATGGAACGCCTAAGTACATATGGCCCACGGGTCAAAAGATCGGTCTGTTTAATGTCAATGATCTGCATAAGCACAGTGACACTATTGCCATTTGTGAGGGTGAGATTGACACCATTGTATTATCGGGCATGGTTCAAATACCATCTGTTGGAGTCGCGGGCGTATCCCAGTGGAAGCCGTGGTTCCCAAAACTATTTGAAGCATACAACCGTATCCTCATATTTGCTGACAACGATGTTAAAGAAGATGGCCGAAACCCAGGACAGGAACTGGCGAAACGGATTAAAGAAGACTTAGACAAAGCCGTGATCGTCGGACTGCCAGCTAATCGGGATGTCAACGATACTTACATAGACAGTGGCCCAACTTGGTTCCATGATAGACTTGCAGCCTAATGAACAAGCCAAAGTTTGTCCGCATTGCAGGGCAGAAGTATAGGATCAGGTATGATCTTGAAGACCCTGATGCTTATGGCATGACTGATTCAGCTACCAATACAATACAAATCCGAGCCAATTTGCCAGAAGATAAGATGATCCGCATTTTCATGCACGAGTTGACCCATGCAGTTATCTTTGAAACAACGATGTCTACCCGCAAACGCTTTGATATTGAAGAAGTTTGCGACATAGTTGGCTACCATATCTTTACCGCACTGAAAGATAACCCAGAGATAGTTGAGTATATTCTGAGGGAGATAGTAGACGAAGCCGACGATGCCTGAGTTTATTGGTGGGCCAAGAGATGGCGCACGAGTGCCAGATGTACTGTGGTGCTTGGACGTTATTGAAATGGAACACACGCTACACAATGGACAAGTTCTGATATACATATACAAACTAGATGAGGATTCCAAAAATTGGATATTCAACGGACAAATACAGGGGGAAATAAATGGATGAGCGAGGACATGGAAACCGCGTTAAGGCTGATTCAGTCAACAGGGCTGACAGTTATATCCCTGGATCAATCAAATATGCAAATACTCGTACAGATACCGCCTTCGCGGCAGACGTCTGGGCGATAATGGATGAGATCGGTAATCTCCTTATCACGAAGCAGGCTGACTACGGCCCTGGTAATATTAACAATGCCTTTGGCGGTCCTATTAACGGTCTGCTGGTGCGTATTGGCGATAAGTTTGAACGTCTTAAGAATCTTTTTAAGCATGATACGACGCCTAAATATGAGTCTATTGAGGATTCATTTAAGGATATGGCTAACTATGCTGTCATAGCTCTAATGATCCAGCGGGGTACGTGGCCTAAGTAATGGATCTAGCAAAGGCTAAGGACAAGATTGAGGCGGCTAAGACAAGCGTCCCTGTGGAGTCCAAGGACTTTGATTGGATGGAAGGCTTTAACGCTGGGCTTGATTGGGCCTTGCGTATCCTCAACGGAGATAAGAGCGCATCCTAATGGTTAAGAAAATATCCTATGAAGATAAGCGTAGACACAATTACAAGAATCGCTATGGCATCAGCGTTGAAGAATACGAAGCATTGTTTGAAAAGCAAGGTGGTGTCTGTGCCATCTGTGAGAAACCTGAAAACCTGACAAAAGATGGTAAACTACACACATTGGCTGTAGACCACAACCATGAAACTTTGCAGGTAAGGGGGTTGCTTTGTATGAATTGCAACACACGCCTGGGTTACTTTGAGGGCAGAAACCTACTCAACCGTATGGTTGCCTACCTTATGAGGCAGATCTGATGGTTGAACCAATCCGCCAAGTATCAGGTGATGGTACTCGTGAGCAGAAGGTGGCTTACTACCTCTCCGAGACTTACTCGTGGGACCTCTACGGTACACCAAAGTACTACTTCATAGACTTCCTTGTCAATAAAAATCATGGCAATGGATACGCCAACTACATCGGCGGGCTTGAAGTGAAGTGGATGAAGCGTCCAGTCAACTCAGAGGTTAAGTTCCCATACCAGAAGCTCCAACAGATATGGCTCACAGAGCCTACAACGGACCGCCCAGACGCTTTCAACCGCATCTGCATCCGTTATACCGATGCGCTATTGCTCATCCCAGCACACGTCCTGCGGTGCTTAGACCCTATCTTTGGATTGACTCGTGCCGATACCAACGAACATGATTTTAATGTACATTTTAATGCGGCTATTGATTTCCCAGATTACATACTGCCAGTGGTGATTGATGAGTGAAGAACTCCCACAAGAGGCAGTAGACATTGCTTCCCAAGTGGCCCGTATTGTCCATCGTAAGTATCATCCATACTTTGACGTGGCTGATGTACGCCAGGAGTTGCTAGTCTGGTGCGTCCGCAGGCAGTACAAGATTACGCAGTGGCTTAACCCCGATCAGAAGCCAGAGGAATACAAGTCTGGCATTAAGCATTTAGGCAAGACTCTTACCCGCCAAGCGGACAAGTACTGCCGTCGTGCCAAGGCACAGAAGCTAGGCTATGAGATCCGTGATGAGCATTACTACTCCATCCCCACCCTGGAAGATATGCTCCCGTTGATCTGGTCGCCAGTCATTGAGACTCGTGCAGCCAATGATGGGGAAGTCGTAACAGGTGGGGGTAACCCTGCCGAGGGTGGTAACTACATCATCCAACTCTTTGACGTTCGCCGTGCGGTACATAAGTTAGACCCATCAGACCAGCTGGTATTGCAACTTAAGTATTACGAGAACCATAACTTTACCGAGATGGCAGAGCTGTTGCAGTGTTCGGATACAACTGCCCATCGTAAGGTGACTGGCGCATTACGCAGGTTACACTTCTCACTAGGCGGGGACAACCCATTCGGGAAAGGTGAAGAATGATTAAGAAAAGACCCATCCACGATGCCGATTGTTACACCGAGATCCGCAGGGTTGAGGGTCACTCCTATATGGAGTTGATCTGGAACTGCGTAGATAAGTGTCCGATAGGTGGCGAGCATGCCTCAGTATGATTACCGTTGCGTTGTCTGCGGTGGCATCCAGACGCTAGAACGTAGCATCCACGCTGAGGCGGTTGATCCCGTCTGCTGCCAGCAAACGATGGGTCGTAAGTATGACTCACCTGCTATTCAGTGGAACACCACTGGATTTTACAATAACACACCATAAGGATAACAATGAACACATTAACATTTGTCAATGAATCAAAAGTATTAACCGCACCTGACTCCGATGCTATCGCATCAGCTTTGGGTATCTTTGTTGGTCAAGTCTGCACCGCATGGGGCTTAGGCGATACAACAGTTGCTACCGCTGCAACACGTTCGGCTACTGGCTGGAACGTATGCGTAGTGGACAAGTTTCCCAACCCAGCCTTACGGGCATACGGATACCATGAATTGCTTAACGGTCAGCCTATTGCCTACATCTTAGCAGGCTCATTTAAGACTGCACCCCTTGGCAGGTTTCGCAAAGGGGTATCGTTCAAGGGTAAAGTTATTTCTCAAGACAGATACCAAGAAGGTACCGCCGCTATCGTGTTCCACGAGGTCGTAGAGATGCTAGTCGACCCGAACATTAACAATGTATCCAAGCCCGATAGTAAGGGCCGTACGTGGCTTATGGAGCCTGCTGACCACGTACGTGGTGGCTTGTATAAGATTACCGCTAAAGATGGACGCGATGTTATCGCCCCTGATTGGACGCTACCAGCGTTCTATGACTTAAACGCTAAAGGTCCGTACTCGTATCTTAATCTTGGAATTGCACCGTTTACCCTTACACCTACAGGGTATGGATACTACCGTGATGTACGCGGAGCACTACAAAAGATATAGGTTTGCATTAGGGGAAGATGCAAAAGATAAAGCCACCGTTTTTACGCGGTGGCTTTTGTCTTGCCGCTCAACCTCACGGACAGGGAGCAGGCTATTGATCGGCGGAAAGGACTAGAAACTACCGATCAACCTTGGGTAATCATATCAGGATGCACAAGCTCTGCAACTCGTGCATACGATGATGAGTCGTAAGCACCAATCCGTTTGGCATAATCTTTAAGCAGCTTATCCTTAGTTGGGTATGGCCCGACGGCCTGGATAATGTTAAGTGTTGGGTGTACGGCAAAGACTACATACTGTTGGCGTTTGGCTACCAATTCTTCCATCAACTCCCATACCGCTTTGGCTAACCACTCCGCTGATGGTGCCTCTTCATCTAGTAGGGCTATTAACTTCTTAAGTTCGGTTGGTTTGATGCTCATTCAAACTTCTTCTCTATGGCTGAACTAGTTTTATATTCAAGAATTGTGGGTTCTAAGAAGGTGCCCAACTCGTAACAAAGGCTTTCCTCTTTTGGAGAAGGAAATGTC